TGTACCAGTGTTTGATGTACCTGTTGAAAGCGTTTTCAATCTTACCTAGCATTGAATTAGTTGCACGATTTAAAACTCCACGGACGAATAAGTTCTGGTGGTTGTGGTCAAGTACATACTGAGAGGGATGCATTAAAGAAAGGGTTAACTTATCAAGCTGCTCCTGCTCTTGAACTAATAGCTCTCGAACTTCTTTTACATCCTTAGCACCGTAGAGGTCTTTTGTTTCAATCTTCAAGTTCATCTGCCCAATCTAGTAAGTCCAGCCCATAACTTTTCGCAAAGTCATAAAACACTACCTTGTCATCTTTTGTAGTCTTCATACGTGAGCATTTGAAATACAAACCTGCTAAGAATTTCCAACCTGCAAGGTGTTTCACACCAAAACAATCCTTGTATTCGATTTGCTTCGGATACCAAGACTGGTACTGTTGACAAACCTTTACCAAGGCTTCTTGCTCGTTTTGACAGTCTTTTAACAAATTGTACGCTGAAATATCTCCGTACTTTACACCAGCAAGCTCGCAAGGTTTGAACCCATCGGTAACATCGCCCTTGACGTGTTGAAAACACCCCCACAAGAAACCTAATCCTCTGACTGCACCTTTATCATCCACCCACAAAGACCCAAATTCAGGTATCTCAACAATCCCTGGTTTTTCATGTGTGTAGTTATACAACTTCAAACCTGAATAAGCGTTCGCATCTTTATCTGAGGTTACAATAATAACTTCGTAACCTTTTGCAAGATACTCATAACCCATCCAAACGATTGCGTCGTCAACTTCCTCGTTGTTAATCAAAACAGCTTTGTACTTACCCTTCAAATACTCCTTACAGTCTTGGCGGAGTAGAGGTTTCATCATGTCATCACGATTACCCTTGTATTTTTTAGGTAACGGCAAGTCATCACGGAAGTTCCCTTCTCCTGAGATTAAAAAGATTAACTCATCGCCCCACAATGTCTCTTTGAAAGATTTAACTTGGTTGTTTAAAATAAACTGCCACGACATATCTTCATTGACTTGTTGTAAATCCATAAAGGTGTAATCATTTTCAACGTACTCAAAGGACTTTTCTTTAAGAAAATCTTTAAATGCTGTCTTGTTCTTGAACACCTTTACTCGCCCTGATTTGTTGTGCTTGACTTCAACTGACCTTACTTCACAGGCTGCTGCTACACGGTATATTAAAATATCTGAATCAACAAGCACAACCCTTTTCTTTTTATCCTTGAACTTTGTTTGCTTCATAAGAACCAATAATCTGTGCAGCTAGTTCATTCTCTCCGTAAGTAGCTCCACCCCAAAAGGAATCATCCATATTGCCGCCAAACTGGTCATAAGGATTGAAATCTTCTGGTAATTCTTCAAACTGCGAACTGACTTTCTTAATATGCTCAAACAAGTCCACTGAAATAGTAATAGTTACGCTCATATTACTCGTCCTGTTTATCAAGAATATCCAAGGTCTCCTCGTACTTTCCACGAAGTTTACCTGATTTACCATCGAAGATAGCCTTAGCTACTGTAGCTAGAATACTTGGATCAGTCCCAATAGCCTTAGCCTCTTCTTTAAGTTCTTTCATTCGCTCTGTGTGTGCTTCAATCTCTGCGTACACTGATACCATCTTAGCAATAATTTCTTTAGATTCCATATGTTTCTCCTTATTAAATTAAACCTTCTACGAACGATTATTCCCAATCTGAGTACGTTCATACCCAAATCTTAAAATAATCGCCCTAGCCTCTGTTAAACCCGTTTAAAACGGAATATCTTCAGACTCCTCTGGTACAGCCTTAGCTACTCGTGGTGTTCGCACAGGCGCTTTAACTGGTGGTGTAGATGGCACATCGTCAGGTGCATCATCATTAGCTGATTCAACAGGCTTCGTATAACTACGAGCAGCGTCTAACTGCTTACTGATTGGTGAACCTTCATAATTCACAGCATTCTTGATTGTATTCACAACGTGAAAACGCAGTTCTTTTAAGGATTCAGGGCTGTTCTCTTTGTTAAACTGCACAACAAATGGTTCTGTCGGTAAAGGTTCTGCTGTCATACCACGTCCAAGTCCTGCCTTGAACCCAACTTTTTCAGTGTAATAATCTTTATTGTCCTTACCTTTTTTATTGAAGATTTGAACTTCAAACTGAAATGACTTACCAAGCAGTTTACCAATGTGCTCAGGAAGGAATACACCCTTTGGCTCAATCAGTTTCGAGGCAATTGCCATCTTGTACAAAAGGTGCTTATCGTTGAAGCTCCATTTTCCATCGGTGTTCTTCATAACCTTGAGTGCAGTAGGACGTTGCATCAATTTTTGCTTTAGATTGCTGTTCCAGAACTCACCGCCAAGCACCATACGCAAAGGTTTTTCTTCTGTGCTACCAGCCTTAAAGAATTGTGCCTTGTTAAGCATAACCGATGGGAAGTCCACAACCAATGCTACAGATTGTTGATCACGTTGTGGATAGCACTTATATCGAACTGGTTTACCGTTATCAAAACCATCCTTGAAGTAAGTATCAGGCTTGTCTGCAATAATATCAGCTTCTTCGTCCTCAGTGCCAGTAAAGACAATCTCAGCATCTTCCATACGTTGTACACCAACGTCTACAATACCGACGATAGTACCAATCAGCACCTCTGGTTGCTGACAACCTACCGCCTCTACAACGTAAGTATTAAGTGCCTCGTAGTCCACTGTGCTCTTTTGTTTACCCTCGTTCTGTGATACACCATAGGCTTCAAATGTAAAATCACTCATTTATTAACTCCTTTTTCGTTTATTTAAATTGTGGCAATATGCCGTGGACGATTTTAAAGATCGTGAACTCTACCGTAAGACTGGATTTTGTAGGTACATCTTCCAGTCTATGTGAAACTTACAATTGCTTGGTGACCCTTTAAACAGTAGTGCAATCTCGTGGTCTTTGTAACCTGCAAGACCACAACCAATTTTAGTCACATAAAATGTGTTGTTAGGTTCTTCTTTTGCACATATTTTAAAAAGTCTAACAAACTCCTCAATATCCTCAAGAGACAACACCTCTAGGTTATAACCTTTTGTGGGTATGGCGAAACAAAAGCCTGTGAAACCATAACCTGTTCCAATGTCTGCCATTAAGTAATCACGCGCAAACTTTGCTGCACCTTTACCATGCCTACCTGCTAAGTTAGAACCAAAAACAAAAATCCCATCGTCATCTAAGTCATGCACTGATTCAATGTCTTTTGTGTAGTAGTCGTACATTAATTACTCTCCTTTACCTGTCGAATCCTCGATAAATAGTGCAGCCTTACATTCTCAGGTAATTCAACAAAGAAGTTGATTTCACCCCACACTTGGCAAAGTTCATTGTGTCTAGCATTTTCATAAGATGTGTAATACATGAAGTACACCAGTGAATCAAATGTCTCTATTCGCATACAAGGAGAAGAAGCCTTATAGTATTGCCCCTCGACTATGCATTTTTCAAAAGCTTGTACTGCTTGCCTTTTGTTGGCATAGAGATTCAGAATCGGTTTCATCAAGTATTCTCCGTCATACAACCTTCTGTTGGCGAATAAATACAAGCATAAATACTTGATGAATCTGTGAGATCTTGCTCAAAGATTTTGTAGAAAGCCCAAGCCTCTTCTTTTGTGTCGAAGGTTAACAAACCTCCGCACACAATTGCTGACATGAAATTGTGATAAGTTGCACTATCTGCGTAAAGGCGTCGAACTTCTTTACAAACAAATTCTGCAATTTTATCATCCTCTGGTGTGTCATCTAAGCCGTAAGCAATATGAACACCGTACTTGTTCAAGGCTTTGCAAGCAATCTCGTCTAGTTTATTCCAATTGTAGTGCTGCATCCTAACCTCTTGGTTTAGTAATATTGCTAAGATTCTTCATAAAATCCTCAACTGCCTCGGTTGTATAGGGTTTATCCTTGTCACTAAGCTGCCCACCCATTGTAACGACATCGGCAACAATACCGACTGGTACAGTTACTACCGCTGATACTGTTTTTACTACATCTTCTAAAAATCCAAACATATTCACTCCTGCGTCAAAATAACTTGAGAACCTGATGGGAGACGTTGCCAGTATTCAGTGCAGTTAATAAGACACTCGTCATAGTAACCAAGTTCAAGATACTTACTCTCTTTTACTACCATCCCCACACAGTTTTCTGTAAAGAGAACAACAGCACCACAAGGTATTGCTTTATAAAGCGCTGGAAAGTTTGGTGCAGCTTTTGACTTGGTTTCTTTCAATTCTGATTTCATTTGTTTCTCCTTTTGTTTAAAATTGTATTGTAGCACAGAATATTGGATTTGTCTAAGTATTTAATAGAAATTACTTAGATTGTGGTTTGTTTGCTACAATGAGAAGTTTTTCAACTTCGCTAACATAGTAATCAAAATCAACATCATTGTTGAAATCCTTCATTGAATTACAAGTCTTTACTTTCCATTGTGTGTCAATTCCGATTCTTCTGTACTCATCTGAACCCTCTAGCGGTTTCATAATCTTTACCAGCTTACCACCTTCTTTACAAGGATAATATCTGCAAATTCGCTGCTGTTCTGTTTCAGTACCGTCCTCTAAATTTAATACAAGCCTAGAACTTCTATCAACTTTTGTACGCAACATAAAATCAAACACATTACCTTGTTCTAAGTGATTCTTTAAGAACTCCAAAACAGGTGTTCCTTTAATCATATGTGACTCAGCAGCCATCGGGATAACCAACCCAGATTGATTTTGATGCCAACCCAACCCCTCATATTGATACGCACCTTTTCGCTTCGTCTTACCATCTGTATAAACACTTATATAGTTGTTAACATCACGAATTAACATCTTGGAGTATTCCACAGATTCAAGTTGTAGCTTTACAGCACTTTCCCATTCTTTCATTACACTGTTCATCAAATCAATATCAGAACGCTTCACTGCGACTGTAACACCGTCTGTGTTAATCTGCACAATCTTAAATTGTACACCATTTGAGTAAAACATATCAACCAACATACACAAAGTGAGCTGCCCATTCACTGTGATAGACATGGTAAATTTGGGGTCATAGAACACAGAGAATTTGTCATTTGATTTACCGTAAGTACCATTCAAAGCTAACTTCAACATTGCATTCTCTGCTGACTTCTTATCAAAGGACTTACGTTGCTCGAACATATCTTTGTAGATGTCGCAGAATGTCTCACCCAAGTGTTCAGGATATATTCTATTTGAAATAGCAAGGTTGGGATAGAAACTGGTAACGTCATGGTCGTATATCGCCCAATCTTTGTTTTCGTTCACAACCTTATCAGAGATACTTCCATGAATCCCACCAACACCGAAGTCAAATCGAAACCCCTCTACAACAACATTCAATGTTTCAGCAACGTTGTAACAACCCCAATAGGACTTCTTTGGTACACGTACTTTCTTTTGCTTTTTTGTAAAGTCAATATCACCATTTTCATCCTTGGGGTACTCCATGACGTGATCACCTTCTGCGTCAAACAAATACTCAGTGGTTGATAGTTCTTGAATATCAACCCAACCCATTGGGTGCTCTTTTTTAAACAAAGCGATTTCTTGTTCTGTAGGAACACCTTTGAATCGTTTACGTTTTATTGTCATTTCACTGAACTTTGCAACATCGCCCAACTTATGCTCTTCAATATCAGAGAACACGCCTTTTGTTTCAGTAAGGTGTTGACGTCTGAACCATTTTTGCACAGCAATAAACTCAGGTCGAGTAAAATTGTAATAGTCAAACAGACATTCAAACAAATCAATAATAGAACGATGAGTCTGTTTCATCGTTCGTTTACCATTTGTGTACTTGAACAACTTTACACCATTCTTCTCTAGTTCCATTTGGAAATATTCAGAACCGATTTTGGTGTCATCGGCATTTGTAAAATCCTTACCTAACTTTGCACTCAAATCATCACGGAATGAAATCTGAGATTGAGAAGCGTTGTAGAAGTCCAAGGTACAGTCAACATCGTGTTCGTTATAGACTAGGATTTCTTTAACGTGCTCCTGTGTCAATTCTTGCCGAATATCAAATGGTAAGTCCTTGATGTTGTCCTCACGCATGTTGAACTCAAGCATCTTCAGGCTGGTTGCTTTGGCTTTGTTATTGAAATGATGAATGCGGTACAAGTCCACCTGTTTGACATATTCTTCATCTGTTTTGATTACATTACCAAAGCCATCATCTTTGAA